TGGGTATTATCTTTGACAATGATTTTATCATCATCATTAGACTTTATATGAATATTTTCATCACTCATATTATTTCCCCCTATTGCTGATGCCTTCAGCTATTGTTATTTCACCTTTTATCAGACATTTAATAGGCTTTTCGCCACTCCATAGGAATAAATCCCAATAGTACTTGCCATAGTCCAATGTGTTTGTATCTAAGGATAAGATGATTTTACTTAACTCATCACCTTCTAATCCCTCTTGTGATACTTCTACATCAAACTTTGCCTTGTACTCCTCATCAGTTGGATATTTTCTAACGCACGCAAATAGACTTTCACTATCTACTGCATTTGTATATCCAACATTTAGAGTGATTGCTTCTCCTTTAATGACATTAAAATTGTGTTGGACTGGTAACATCCGCATCTTCCTCTTCTAAATTCATTAGATCATTATGAATACAACCATCTGTAGGGCAAGTTCCATTTTCATTTAACGTTGCGTAACAAAATTCGCAAAACTTCATAACCGGAACATCACTTTTAATTTCAAACGCTTCCATTATTTCACCGCCTTAATCTTTAATACCATTTCTTGATTTAACTTCTTGAATTGTTCTTGCAAGTCGGCAATATCGCCGTTAATCAATCGACGTCTTAATACCATTTGCTCCAGCGTTTCAAAACGTTTATCATAGTAATTTTTAATTTCTGCAATTTGTTCAGCCTTAGTCGGTTCTTTTGGTTGTGGTACAACAAACTCACCATTTACATAAAGCTTGCCAGCCATAAATTCATCTAGCATACTATCTCCGTCTGCAGAGTAAATATAATCCGCTGCATCTGGCCATTCTTTTTTAGCATGATCTAGCAATTCATCTTTGCTAATCAAATTATCAACAAAAGATGTAATACGTTCGCCTTGTTCATTTAATACAAATACATATTGGTTCATGTGTTTTCCCCTTCCCTTATGCCATGCCTAGTGCAAACCAGTAATACGATGCTGCATATCTATCACTTGCAACAAACACAGCTTTTGTATTGCTACTTTCGTTGGCAGAATTTGCAAAGTACCTAGGAGTGTCTGAGCCAGTCCAGTATGCATCAATAGCATTAGCCATAAACAATGTAGTAAATCTAATTGGGAATGTAACTTCTGTTTTCGTTGCATTATCTTGTCCACCAATTCCCCATTGTATAGCAAACCCATTAGCAAACTTTACATATCCCCCATTGCCAGTTAGTTTAGATGCTACAATAGCACCTTGCCCTAATAGACTTTTTAGCGTTGATAAATTAAGCACTTTATTAGTATCACTATCATTGTAATTAGAGGTGATAAAATCAATTATTTTAGGTGTATTATCACCTTTAATGAATGACATGCCAGCATTAGTTTTGTTTACATCTTTGAAATAGCCACCAGATGTAATTGAAACATATCTATCCAGTTCACCTTTAGTAACAAATGTACTATCAGACATATTCACAGTAATATTTTTAGCATTACCAATTACTGTTCTGATTTTATAAATCTCACTATCAATTGGTGTAGTCTTATCTGGAACATACCCTACATTGTTACCGCCGTTTGTATAGCTATATAGCATTTCTGTTTTACCATCAACTTTTGCATATAGTCCAACTTCTCTAGGGAAGAAGCCTACATTTAAAGTGTTATTTGATAGTGTGGCAGTAATCAAGTATTGTCCATTACCCTCATTTACACCGCTTGTTACTGGCAATTCCATTTTTGGAGAAATTACAGATGTCATATCATTAAAATTGCGACTTGTAGCATCTCCATCACCTACTACTACACGTGTAAAAATTAAATTCTTGCGTGTAGCCACGCTTTCAGCAATCATTGCCAAACCATTTTTAGTAACCACGTTCTGTGGATATTGACTAGGCATTATTTACCCCCTTAACAATTAATACGATTAATTACATTAGCTTTAGTGATATACACACCAGCCACTATAGATGCATCTTCTAACACTGAATTAAAGCCCACCATAGGATTGATAGTTGTTGTTTCAAACGTAGTAACAATGCTACCAGCATATAATTCAGTATCAACGCTATGTACATCATTAATGCTTAACCCAATATGTGAAGGCTTAACCACAGTCAAGTTACTTCTAATTTGTGGTATAGCATATACAAAGGATGAGTTGTTAAACTCTAACTTCAATACACCGTCTTCAAACTGAACATCTACATCATCAAGCACGAATGTCTTAACGATTGCCCTAATTCTATCTAGCGTACACTTGCCGTTATTATTCCATAACATTTGCACTATGGCTCTACGTTGTTCGATTGAGCCATCACCTTTGAGACCTAAATCTTTTTCGTAAACCTTTAAGCCACGTTCACCTACCGCATCAAAGAAGCCATTATCTAGCAATACATCTAGTAGTTCATCTATATCTTGCAGTTGTAATCCAGCTGCTTGATATAATTCACGAACCCATGGATCATTACGATACATCTTATTAATGGCTCTAAGTGCATACTCTTTGAAGTCTTTATTAGTCATTTAAAGCCACGCTAACTGTACCTAATACGGCAACTTGTTCATTCGTTAGATTAATTTTAGTTGTCTGCCCATTTATAGTTACACTTTCATAGTCAGTAACACCAGCATTATCAATGATAATGTTACTAATCTGTGCGACCGATACATAGTTTTGTTTAAAGGCTATCTTCTTTAGGTAAGCGTTTACTGCTTCGGTAATATCATTTGTAATAGTGGATTTAGTAGCCGTTGTAGTGTGTTGTACACCTCTTACATCAATATTGATAGGCACTTCTGTTGCACTAACAACAGTACAATGTGCCCCTATAGGTGCTTGCCCCTCACCAATACCTTTGCTTTCTGGGTCTATGTAATCTTGTACCCTTTTAACTAAATCTGTACTAGCAGCCTTTCTGTCAGAGTTAATTATGATAACTTTAACAGTATTGTTGCCATTCCATAACCCTATTACATTAGCTTCGCCTACACCTTCGACCTCTTTGGCCCATTGCTTATAGTGGTAATCGTTACCGCTAGTAGCTGGTTCTCTTAACTCTTCATAGTAGCGCTCACGCAAATCATCGTCTGCTTCCTCATTTTCGCCACCTTTTGCAGCATCATCATTAATAACTGCATTGATACCAGCAATAGTAATAGGCATTTGCGTTATTGTGCCTTTAGGAACATTACCAACTGCACCAGCTTTAGTGCATCTGATTTTGATGATAGAGTTATCTACCACATCCTTGTTTTCTAGCGACTCATATTGAATACCGCTTTCGCTTTCAAATAAATCGCCCTCATGAATAGTGCCGTTACCATCTACAATACGTAGGTTACATACCGCCTTAGTTGCTAACTTTCGTTGCGTTCCTTTGCGTTGGAATACTACCCTTGTTAGTTCATCACCTGTTAAGTTATCCACGTTTTGTTTGCGTTCAATTTCTTCCGCCTTTTTCCACAGTTCGAGTAAAGCAAACGCTTCACCTCTTGTTATGTCATACGTAGGAAAGCCTTCTGTTTTCTGATACGCATCGTCAATGTTTTCAAGCATCGTATTATGGATGCTATCAACACTATAATTCGAATTCATGTTCTATCTTCACCTCTTCCCCTGTATTAGTAACTACTGTGAAATAAAAAATACCAGCGTTAAACTGCCAATCTTTGACAACTACAACGCATGGTACTTTGTTCATGATACCCTCGGTTATTCTTCTTTTAATTTCAGATACTTTATATGCTCGTGGCAATCTGTACCCTAATAGCTTAGTTAAATCTAACCCAAAGCTATCACTATAGATTAAGTATTTCTTCATTTCAGTACGAATAAATAACTCAATCCATTGTTTAATTGCTTCAATCTGCGTATCTTCTACATTGCGACCATCCTCAAATACAAAACGATGTGTTTTATAATCGAATTTAAATGACCGCCCCACTTTATGTTGTGCGTTTGTAGCAGTTTTAGTAGATTGAATGGAATTGGTGAAGTTGTAATCTGTAGGAAACATCATACCCCCTCTTTCACAATATCAACGATAAAGAAATGTTGTTCGTTTTCATCTGGAATAACAAGTACTTTATCGCCAGCCTTCCATAATTCATCAAGCACTATCTTACCTTCGCCCTGTGCATCGTAATCAGATTTAGGCCCAGCAGGGCACCCTTTGTGTGTCATTTTGCCACTATGTCTATAAGAGTAAGTAGTGATATGGTGAATTAACTGAAAGCATACATATCCATTAGATGCATCTATCATAAACTTCCCATCTTTGATAGCTACCTTCCATGGTGAAGTACTGATAACCTCTCCAAGGCAAGCACCTATCCGTATAGGGTTGGTTCTATCTTTAAACATAGAAGCCATCTGACTGTGCCATTCTTCCATATATACCCCCTTATGAAATTCTAATTACTTTAGATGGTGCTTCGTTTGTGTGCCATGCGTTATTAGCATCAGAATAAAACTTAGCGTGTCCTTCGCTACTACTGTTACCAAAACCACCGCCAGCACCATCAGAGATAATAACGTGTTGGTTATTACCATACACCAATATATCGCCTTTTTTAGCATAGCCGTCAAATGCTTCTACCTTATACCCAGCACTTTGAGCATTATTAACAAGTGTATCTACATTAGCCGTGCCAATATCTGCCTGTTGCTTTAAGAATGGACTGTAATATGAGCCAGCCTTAACTGCCACATCTACGCATCCATTATCACGATATACACTCTGATATCCGTTGAGTGCGTTCATACCAGCATCAACTTGCGTTGCATTAGCGGTACTATTCGTAGCATTATGTGTAACAGTTGTAGTAGTACTTGTTGCGTACTTACTCGTATCAACTTCTTTCGTTACACGTTTTAGATCTAATGTCATAGTATGATTAACTCCATAATTATGCTTGCAGTTTTCTACTATGAATTTATCGTGTATATCAACTGTGTAATCATCAATGATAATAATGCGACCACTCCTTACTGTATCATCACCTAATAATGTTAGGTTTAATTTTTCAGCTACCTTATTAGTATCTTGAATAGTCTTTTTAGCAATTTGAGCAGTCTGTGCTTGCTTCTTATTATCAACCTTGACTATCTTCTTGATTAAGCCATATTTCTTGATGCTTTCATCATCTTGAATAGTAGACTTAACAGATGTACTCTTTTCCTTTTGAGATATGGCTACGATGCTATTACGCATATCTTCCATGCTTAAATCTCTTGAGTAATTGTTGATAGGTTGAGTGATAACCTTATCTAGCACTAAATCTTTATAGTCCTCAACGTGTATCTTGCCATCTCGGTATTCTAAGCGGTATTTATAGCCTGTTTCCTCTGTGGCTTGCTTAATAATATCCTTGATAACATCAGATACTGTTTCACCTTGATATATCTTCTTGATATTCGTCTTAATGTCAGCCACATTACCTAAAGGCACGTTATTCTCACTGCATACCTTTTTGATAGCTTCAAGTCCACTAACACCATTGAATTGAATTTCTATCTCTGATTTGTTGAGATAGAAGCAGTAATCAAAGCAAGTATAACTATATTTGTTAGCACCGCTTTGTTTTGCTGCTACTACAATTCCCTGAAATACTACTTGCTCTTGTTGTTCTTCGTTAAGCTGCGTTGTAGCACTCTTATTATTGTTGCTTAATTGGTTACTAAATTCTACCTTACCGCCAATAGCAAGCCGTGTACCCATAAGGTTAAAATCAAATGGATTATCCACTAAGTCAAAGGTAAATTCTTGACCTAGTGTATCAATGCCATCTGACCTTTGATAGTTATTTGTATAGGCAGTAATTTCACGTGTTTCAGTAACATCTTTACCATCTTTGCCTTTGGTTGTGTTCGTATACTGTAACTTCATTTCTTAACCGCCTTACTATCAGGAGCCTTTGTATCTGTAGCCTTATTTTCGCCACCAGTCGAAGATTGAGCCGTTGTTGATGTATTAGTATATACATATTCCTCAATACCTATTGTGGCTTTAATATCGCCAATTTTGTCATAGGTGTATGATAGATCATTAATGACACATGGCATATTAAGGATTTCATTACCATCAGATTGAATAATACATATCCGCATCACGGCTTTCATCTGCCGTTGTGCTTGAAAGAATTGCAAACATTGTAACCCATCGCTACCATTACCACGAATAAAGGAGTAGTCCTTATTAATCGGTAACAAGATATTATCTAGTGTTAATGTACGCAACCCTAAAGGCCCTATAAGTTTAATATCACCTCTAAGGCCATTAAAGGTTTCATTAGCTTGTGGTTCACTAATCGTAGGTAAAGGGTTAGGTACTACAGGTAATGTAATGTACTCATCTGTTAATTCAGAGTGGAATACAATATCTGTAGTTGGTTTTCGTTCGGCATAATCTAAAATCTTACCGACTAAACCATGTGAAATCTTATCGGCAAACTTTGTAGCACGTGTTACCGCTAACTTCTGCAAGTCTGCCTGTTTAGTCATCAAGCGTTGTTTCATTACGCTCTTAGCATTGTCTTGAAAACTCACTTCACACCCCCTACATATTACCCATAGCTAACATTACTTTATCGGTTACATGACGGCCACACGCATCCATGAAATCTTCATTACCGATTACATTGCCTTGTACTGTTACATTTACAGTTACATTGCCACGATTATTTGCTAATTGTTTCATGCTTTCATCGTGTGGAATTACTTGTGATCCATTCGGTAGATTGATAATTTCGCCACGTTGATTTTCGTTGACATATGTCGCTCCACCTTTCCAGTACTCTGTACCAGTTGCATTGTGTTCACCAGTTACACGGCCTATAGTATTGTTATATAGCCATGCTCCACCCTCTTTGATAGCATCTATCTTTTCGCCAGCCCATTGCAATTTGTCTTGTACCCATCCAAGCACATCCTGTGCAATAGACTTGATAATTCCAAAGTAACCATTAAAGATTTGGACTAAACCACTAAAGGCCATATCCCAGTTACCAGTAAATACACCAACAAGAAAATCAATAATACCATTGAATATTTGCATAACACCATCAAGTATAGGGCTCATGATTTCCATAAATCGGTTATAAATAGGTGTAACAACCTCTATAACACCATTTACAAATTCAGTACATCCACTTACTAAGCTATCCCATAATTCACTAGCATAGCTTGAAATAGCATCCCATACACCTATTGCTACCTCTTTTACTGTATCCCAGTTATAGATCAATAACGCAATAGCAGCTATCACTGCATATAATGCAAACACCATAGGATTTGCAATCATTAGCATATTCAATACTCTTACAATTTTTACTACAGTCATAAAGCCACTGAATATAGATAACAATATAGGTAAGATGCTAGATATTACATTGAAAGCAACAAAACCAGCTACAACGACTTTAAGAACAGGTGCTAAGAATCCAAGATTATCAACGCACCACTTAACAACACTACCAACAGTAGCTAGAACACTTTTAACTACGTTCATACCCTCTGTTAGATTTGTTTTGATAGTTTCCTTATTCTCTGTAATCACCTGTGCTATCCATGTAAATGCACCGCTAAATGTATTAAATATATCTTGAATAACTGGTGCTACCACAGGCATGATAGTACTTACCATATCAATAAAGGCTTTTTGCATAGGCAATAGACCCTTACCAATCGTAGCCATTAATGCTGCCTGTTGATTCTTCATCCGTTTGAGTTGTCCATCTGGTGTATTGGCTAGTATCTCATTCTGTTTAGAGAATGTACCATTGACTATTTCATTGATAGTTGCCAAACGTTCTGCTTCTGTACCATTTTTAATGATTAGCTTTTGTGCTTCCGTTAAAGGTATCTTCATCTTAGTCAAGCCAGCTACATCACCATTAAACGCTCTACCGATTGCTTGTGATGCTAACTGTGCATCTTCTGCCGTAGCATTAATACCAAATTTGCCAGCCACTAAATTAGTTAAGGCTTCTGACAAGCCGTCTACCTTATCAACAGGAACATTCCATTTATTTAACTCTTGATAGCCAGCACGAATAGTACCAGCAGAGATAACCCCTACTTGACCCCATTTAGATGCATACTCGTTTAATTGTTTCTGTGCAGCATCTAGCGACTGTGCCGATTTATCATACAAGGAATTGTTATTAGCCAAGCTATTACGCAATAATGTTTGAGATAGTTCCGCACTTTTCGCTACATCTAGTGCCTTTTTGCCATAATCAACAATAGCACCAACACTAGCGAACGCACCCAAGCCTGACATTGCTAATCCCATCTTACCGATGCTACCAGCAATACCTAAGAATTTGTTATTAATTCCGTTACCAAAATTACTTAACTTATTCTTCATGGCTACCATCTTACGTTCTGTGTCTTTCGCACTATCCCCAGCCTTTTTCATAGGTGCAGTAAATTGGTCTTTAAGACTAAGTAATACGTTAATACTTTTAGCCATTATTGCCCCTTTCTATATCTTCCATATCCAATTCAAAGCACGCACAATAGAACGTGCGTTCTAATGGATCTAATGCAAGTAGCGAGGATAATGTATGGCCTTTTTGCATATAATAGCGGAACATTGTTAGTTCCCTGTCCGCTCTTATTGCTTTTTTACATCTTCAACAGGATTTGCAATACCATACATACCCAAGATAGCTTCACCTAGTGCAGTAATATCTTCCACGCTATCGTTTAAGACTTTATACACTACATCTGTAGGTTCAGCACATTCATATTTTGCTTGCAATTCTTTATTCTTAAACAAAGGAACACACGCATAGATGAGTTGTACCATTGCATCCATTACAGTTGATAGCGTTGCATCTTGCTTTATGTCATCCATAATACGCAATACTGTTGGTAATGGTTGATGAATTACAGTTAATTCACCGCCTAAACCTTTTACATATACATCTTTAGATTGAAAACCCTCTTGCATATTGCGGTTAAGCAAATCTTCAAGTTGTAATTTAGCCATATTTTATCCACCTCACATTAAAAGGAAAGGCGATGCATTAAGCACCGCCCATATATTAAAGAATTAAGTCTAAGTAGTTGTAATCAGCAAATTTGAAAGGATAGCTTTCTTCTTGTACCTTTTTATTTTCAAAACCATGTGTTAATTCATCCAAAGTAACACCAGTTAATTCAATACGTTCAGCACCATTTACATCTGGGTCTGTTAATTTAGATACAATTTTAATATCTGGTACACTACCATTTTTAATTTTACCTGCAATCTTTTGTGCTACACGGCTATCGATTTTGTGGAGTACTAATGTACCAGCACCTTCAAAACCTACTAAGCGTTGATGTACACCCATTTCGCCGTTAATGTCTACCGCTTCATATTTAAGGGAAATTTTAGCTTCAAAAGATTTAACATTTGCATATAATTCGCCATCAATCCATACCTTACCAAATTGGCCACGTAAGATTTGATTATGAATGTCTTTACTTGCCATACTTTACCCCCTTATTCCATAGTAATTTGGAAGGACAAATCTTCCATAGCATCCAAGATTTTAACTTTAGCAGCAATAAATACAGTAGACTTGAAGGACATTTCTTTAACTTTCGCTTCATCCCAATCTTCTGCTTCTGTTTTACCAACAGATAACCATGCTTGACGTTGGTTTTCTACATCAACGAACGCATGATTATCATATTCTGGATCTAAAATTTCACCATTAGCAACTTTAGTTAAGGATTTGAAATATGCGTTTACAGAAGAGATAAATAAGTATTGGTTATCCAAGTGGTTTTTATACTTGCCCACGTAGTACTTTTTAAACGTGGAATACAAGTCCTCTTGAATTAAGTCCATACTTTCAACAATGATGATTTTACGCATATCTTCTGTATCAGTAGATGTGAATGTAGTCAATGTATTAACACCACGGCCCACACGCACCACATTATCTTCATCGTCATTTATGAGGAGCAGCCACCCCTCATCTGTCCACTTATTTACATCTTTTTCTGCAGTAACATAAGAGTTATCTACATAATCTAAATCTTCCAATTCATAGTATGTAATACTGCGGTTCATTGGTAGGTTAGCCAAAATAGAAGTAATTCGTGGTAAATAATCAGTCATTTTAACATTAGTACCAGCTTCCGCATCAGCTTCATGTACAAAATTACCTTTCATATTTACAACGTGTTTATCATCTGCAACTGCTACGTTAGCAACTACACATTTAACTTTGCGACCTTTAGAGATAACATTACGAGATTTTGTATAAGATACTAAATCTGTTTGCCATTCTGCTACTGTAGTACAAGCCCAGTTATATTTAATGCGATCTAATACTTGTTTAAGGTCTGCAAATGCAGTTGTTCTAGTTGGAACGTGTAACACTACTACTTTGTTTACGTTCACATAGAAGCAACGCTTCAACAATTTAATTGTATCGGCATTGTATTTTTTATCGGTAATGTCCGCTTCAAATTTGAATACATCATAACCAATAGTAGTTTGTTTATCGTCTTTAACGATAACTAATGCAGTACCACGTTCGGAACGTAGCACGGCAGATACCGCCTTTTGCAAGAATACGATATCAATATTTGGTAAGCCAATCGCCATATTCTGCTCCTTTTACCCATTAAAAATAGCACCCATACATAGTGGGTGCTATAACTATTCTTCCGTTGACTCTTGCAACTCTCCGTTGACAGCCAATTTTTCCATGTAAGGTGCATCTGCTTCTGGTCTGTTTTGATAGATCGTTACATCAAAGTTAGTGATATATGACATATCAGCCTTATTGATTG